GATCGCGCCAGCACCAACACCCGCCGGGCGCTGGTGATCGCCCTGCGCCGCACGCTGCGTGATCTCCGCCGCTGGTATGGCCAGGCCGTGGATCCAGAGCTGCCGGCAGAACGCAGCGCCGACGGCCAGCTGCGGCGGCCCGGGTCCTACTCGCTCGCAGAATCGTCCCGCAAGCTGCAGGACCTGCAGCGCATCGCCCAGGCCTACTTCAACGCTGCCGAGCTCAAGGCCCTGGAGCAGCGCTACGCCACCGACCTGGAGCAGGCCACCGCACTGGGTGATGACCTGGCGCGGCAGTTGCTGCAGACCACAGATCCCGAGGTGGTGGCGCGGTCGCAGTTCGTGGGCCCCAACCGTGCCGCGATCCGTGCTGCAGCAGCCACCACCTCGGCCTACATCAGGGCGGAGGTGGAATCGTTCCGCGACAACCTCACCCGCATCGTCACCCAGGGCGTGGCGCGGGGGCAGGGCTACCGCAAGATCGAGCGTGATGTGCGCATCGCCCTGCTGGGTGCCCGGGACCCGAACGGCATCACCCGCAGCCTGGGGCTGGCAAACCGTGCGGAGCTGATCGCACGCTCTGAGCTGTCCAATGCCTACGTGGGGGCGCAGAAGGCGACCGCTGAGCGGAACGGGATGAAGTACGCCAGGTGGATCGCGACAAAGGATGAGCGCACCTGCCCGGTGTGCGCCAGCCGCCACGGCAACATCTACCTGCTGGCGGAGATGGTGGGCACGCAGCACCCGCGGTGCCGCTGCAGCCTGGCGCCAGTGGCCACAGAAGCGGTGGAAGAGGCCGACCCGAAGCGGCGGGCCACCCTGCTGCGTGAGGCGTACTGGGAGCGGAGCCGGGAGGCGATCACGCGGGAGTTCGCCGCCGGCAAGGGCTGGCCGTTCGATCGTGCCTCGAAGGTGCTCGGCGATGCGCTGCGGAAGCCGAGCCCGAGCGAGAAGCGGCAGTTCCCTGGGATCGAGACTGCCGCGCTGCCGGTGCTGTGACCTACCGCTTGCGGCGTGGCTTCCGGGCCGGCTTGGGTGGGCCGTCGAGCTTCTTCAGCTGGGCCCTGGCGTCTGCCAGCTGCTTGCGGATCTTGGCTTCCTTCTGCGCCAGCTTGCGGTCCTTGCGCTTGAAGTAGCGCTGATCAGAGTTGAAATCATCGTCGCCGGGCTTGTAGTTGGTGGCGAGGCGCTTGTTGGTGCGTCGGATGGCGTTGGCGGGTTGCTGGGGCTTTGCGGCCGTGGCGGTGGGCTTGCCCTTCGCCTTGGGCGCTGCCTTGGGCTTCGCCTTCGCCCTGGGCTTGGGTGTGGCCTTGGCAGGGGGTGCTGCAGCCGGCTGTGGCTTGGGCTGGGGCTTGCTGGGCCGGGCCTTGGGCTTCGCCGCTGGCTTGACCTTGGCCGGGGCCTGAGCAGGAGCCTGGGCCCTGGCGGGCGCCGGGCTAGCAGGAGCTGGCGCCTTGCGTTGCGCCGCGGCGGCCCTGGCCAGCACCTGCTTGTTGCCCGGGCTGTTGCGTGCCGGCCCGGCACCCGCCGCAGCGCCCCTGGCTGGCGCCGGCTGCTGCGGGGCCTGCGGCCGCCGGCCGGTGATTGCCTTCAGGGCCGCCCCGAGCCGCGCGGCAAGCCCTCCACCGCCCTGCCCCTGGGCCGTGCGCACCACCTTCCGGCCTGGGGTGGCCGCTGGGGCCGGCTTGCTGCTGCTGCGCTGCTGCGCAGCCTTCAGGGCCGCTTGCATTGCAGCGCTCCGCGGCGGCGGTGGCGGGGCCTTGCGGCCGCTGGCGGCCATCTCAGCCTGCTGCCGCTTGCCCTGCAGGTAGCTGAACGCCCGGCCCTGCACCGCGCTGCGCTGCACCGTGCCCCCGATTGCGCCGGCCTTGCTGGTGGGCGCCAGCTGGCTGCGGACAGCCTGCTGCACCGCCTTGAGCCGATTCGTGGCGCGGGTGATGGCAGCACGCTGCGCACGCTGCTGTTGCTGCGGGGTGCCGGCCGGTGCAGCGGCGGCCCTGGCCTTGCTGCGCTTCAGCTTGCTGCGTGCCGCGAGGCTGCCCCCGGTCACCTTCGGCCGGGCTCCGCCACCACCACCGGGGGAGCTGGAGAAGCGACCACCGTTGTCCCTGGTGTAGCTGCTGCGGCGGCGGCCGGCCATCTGTCTCGCGTGGTGGATCCCTGCCCTCTGTTTTCCCATCCATCACTGGATGGTTGCGGGCCTGCGTCCATGGCTGGACAATGATCGGGACCGCTTCGGCCGATCCCCCGCGATGCCACCAGCCGTTGAGCAGGCCGAGGTGATCGATGAACCGACGCTGGAGCTGTTCCTGGCGTTGCAGGTGGGCTGCCTGCTGCGCGATCAGGTGGGGGTGCGGCAGTGCCTGCGGCTGGTGGCCACCACGATGGAGGATGCGGCCGGGATCGAGCTGACGCGGCTGCTGAGCAACAGCCTGGCGCCGGCTGATCGGTTCTGGCTGGGTGGGCTGCTGGGGCCCAGGGCCGCCGGCTGACGCGGGCTGCTCCAGCTCCGGGGAAAACCAGGGGCACGACGTGGTGATGCCCAACTGATGGCCCGGACCTACAAGCGCGATTCGAGCGGCCGATTCTCCGGCGGTGGCGGTGGCAGCAAGGGAGGCGGCAAGGCCGGGAAGGCCAGTGGGAAGGCGAAGACCACCACGGCCCGGGGCCGGGCGCGGACGGCTGAGGCAACTGCCCGGCAGGCAGTGAAGGCCGGCGGCGGTGCCAAGGCCGCCCGCAGCCTGTTCACCGCTCAGCGGGCCCGCGACTTCTACAAGGCCACCGGTAGCGGCACCAAGCGCAGCGCCGCCAAGGGGGCCACCAAGGGGAGCGCCACAGTGGCCGCCAAGACACCGGCCAAGGGTGCCGCCAAGGCAAAGCCCGCAAGGATGAGCAAGGCAGCGCCAAACACCGCGAAGGCCAAGTACAAGGCCGCCGCCAGCAAGGTGCGCGAGCTCAAGATGTACCGCGGTGGCAAGACGGACGCGACCGTGAAGAAGGCCCAGGCAACCGTGAAGCGGATGGAGCGCAGCCGCCGGTCCTCCCGCGCTCGCGTTTGAACCACGCTCCCACCTGACCACCACCCACGATGGCAGTCCCCACCCTTGACCCGCTCTGGCGGCCGAATGCCACCGGGCCATCCCCTGTGGCCACACAGGATCGCGAGCTGATCCGCACGTACCTCGGCTGGCCGGCCACTGATGCAGCACTGCAGGGCCTGACGATCGCGATGAACCAGGTCGCTGGCGTGTCACCCGCGGCGGTGGCGCAGGTGCAGGCATGGATCAATGAGATCGTGGACCTGGAGGCCGACTACGCCGACCAGGTGGCCGATGGCACCGCCCACCTCGGCAACGCGGAGGAATACGAGGGCCCAGTGCCTGGCACCAGCCCGAGCAGGGATGAGCAGCTGCAGGCAGCCGGCAAGCTGACGTGGGACACCAGCCTGCTGAAGGCCCGGTATCGGTTCGGGGGAGGTGCTGCAGCGTCCGCGCACGGGCAGCGGCTAGAGCGGATCGGTGTGCTGCGGAGCCGGATCATCAGCAGCCTGGGGCTGGATCCAACGGCCTTCACCAGCACCGGCGGCGGTGGTGCGGCGATGCTGCTGCGGAGCTGAGGGACGGGGTCGGACGCCACAAAGCCGAAGGCCCCCGGGAGCGACCAACTCCTGAGGGCCTTGCTGATGGCTCAGCGGCTCGGAACCGTGCCGGGAAACGAGACGCCTACACGCAGACTGTACCCGCCCCATCGGAAAACTGCCAGCAGCACGGGCAGCAGGCGGCATGGCGAAGGGCGGCAAGGGCCGGCGGGGCTACACCAGGGATGCCAGCGGCCGGTTTGCCAGCGCCCCAGGCGGCAGCGGCCGGGCGCGGAAGCCGCGGGTGACCGGCGGCACCCTGGCGGCACGATCGAGCCTCCGGCGCAGCAGGGCCAAGCTCGCTGCAGCACCATCAGCAGCGCAGCGCGGGGCGGTCACCCGCGGCGCGCGAAAGCTGGCGGCCACCAGGCAGCAGGCGATCACCCGGATGGGTGCAGTGGCAGCAGCTGGGCGTCTCCGGCCTGGGGCGCGCAGGGCCACACCAGCCCCGGGCAACGGCATCCGGCCCATCCGCTCCAGCCGCAGCCTCCAGGCCCCACCGCGCAATGCCATCCGCGTCTACAAGGCCAAGACGATGATGGGCAAGATGGACCAGGACTCCAGGCGCATCGATCGCCGCATCGAGCGCGACCTGAAGCCGGCCCTGAATGAGATGCGCTCCATCACGGATCGCTCAGCCCGGCTGCGGCGGCAGATGGATCGCTTCAACGCCCGCCCCTTCCAGGACCGGCTGCGGCCTGGCATCGAGGGCGAGATCGGCCGCATGCAGATGCGCAGCATGAGCGGCCAGTCGATCCGCCGCGGCGAGGATGTGGTGCGGTCTCGCGCAGCCCGCGCGCGGAAGCTGGCAGAAGGCGGCAGCACGGTGGGCCAGCGTGCGCTGCAGCTCTACGGCACCCAGCTGGCGTTCACGGGCAGCACCCGGACGCTGGGGCGGAAGAAGCCGGCGAACACGATCAACCCAGGCCCGAGCAACAGCAACCCACCACGGAAACCGAAGCCGAAGCGGCGCCGCAAGGGCAGCTGAGGGCTGCGGGAAAGCTCTGGGCGGCCCAGGGCGACTGCAGCGCAGCGATGATCGAGTACCGAGGCGAGCGATTCGAGGGCTACAACAAGCCCAAGCGCACACCAGGCCATGCCACCAAGAGCCATGCGGTGCTGGCCAAGGAAGGCGCCACGGTGAAGCTGATCCGCTTCGGGCAGCAGGGCGTGAGCGGCAGCCCCCCGCGAGAGGGTGAGAGCAAGGCCGCCAAGGCACGGCGCCAGGCATTCAAGGCGCGGCATGCCGACAACATCGCCAAGGGCAAGCTCAGCGCGGCGTACTGGGCAGACCGTGCGAAGTGGTGACAGAGGGAAAACCGAGGCATGCCCACCCCCTTCGCCCCCTACGCGAACCTGCGCCTCCTGTTCCGCAGGCCCTCCGCTCCGCCCACCTCTCTTCGTGAGGGCCCACGGCCCGCAGCAGTGGAGCTGGTGGTGATCGAGGCCTTCGCGGAGCTCTCCGCCGGTGGTGATGGCACCGAAGCCGGCGGCCTGGAGATCGGCCAGCAGGCCCTCAGCTGCAACATCACCCGCTGGGCGATCCTCCCCGCCGGTGCCACCTGGCTGCAGGCAGGCACCAGCTGGCCGTGGAACGACACCGGCCTCCGCCCGCCTGGCCTCCGCGCTGGCGAGAAGCTGGAGGCCTGGGAAGGGCCTCTCACCGCATTGCCCACCATCACCGGCGGCACCCCAGGCTGGGTCACCATCCACAGCCTTTCCGGCACCGGCGGCATCGATGCCCTGGTCGCTGCAGAAGCCGGCGATGAGTTCAGCGGGGTCTTCGCGGTCAACCGATGAGGGTTCGAGCCCGCACCAGCGTTCGCGTCAACCTCAGCGTCGAGTCACGCGCGCGCGCTGCAGCCGACGCAGCCGCCAAGATCGTCTTCAACGAGGCCTTCGCCGAGATCCTCGACACCATGGGCTCCAAGGTCTGGAGCTGGCCCCGTGGTGAATCGCCCCGCAACATCGTGGACACCGGCCTGCTGCGCGCTTCAGGGTCCGTCACGATCAACAGCACCCTGGCGCACTACAGGTTCGTGCTGAACTACGCCGAGGCGGTGCACTACGGCGCCTGGATCTATCTCTTCGGGGATCGCACCAAGGAGCGGGTGTTCCTGCCCCCCAGGCCGTTCGTCACTGCTGTGCTCGGCATCGAGCGCTACCCCGGCATCACGCCCTACGACCTGCAGGCGCAGTTCCGGGAAAACTTCCGCACAGCGTGGAGAACACAACGATGACCGGCGCCCACCAGTCGCTGCCGTATGTGCAGCAGCCTGCCGTTCGTGATGACGCCTGGGCGGAGGTTGGCAATGAGCAGGTCGGCATCCTCCGGTTCCCGCGCTACGGCCTCCTGTTGACCGGGGAGCAGGATCTGATCACAGAGGTTGACCCGCAGAACAGCATCTATGTCGAAACGTGCCGCGTCGCCAACGTGATCGCAGCCGCTGAAGACTGGACCCCCACCGAGGCCTACGCCACCGTCACCCGCATCCAGTCCAGCGCCATGGGTGTGCGGGTGCTGCTGACGCCAGAGGAGCACGATGCACGGATCCGGCATGCGGCGCTGATTGGCCCGCTGGTGCGGCATGTGATCGGCCTGTCCAACCTGCTCATCCTGCGGCGGTGCACCGCCGTGATCCGCTACCGGCTGGAGGGCTGCAAGGACTGGAGCGACGATGACACCAGGGGGCTGCCTGGTCCTCTGCGGGATGCGATCCACAGCTTTGAGCAGCAGGAAGAGGCCGCAATGGCCGGCATCGAGCCGCAGGATGTGGAAGCGCAGCTCGCGCAGCTGGAGGTGGACCTGGGAAAGCTGCCGCCGGCACACTCGATGCCGCCGCAGCCAACTGGGTCGAAGCGTTCTGGCGCTGCCAGGAGCTCTACCCAGGCGACAGCACCTTCTCCCGTGAAGCGTTCCCGTTCCTCCCGGTCCCCTTCGTCCTTGAAGCCCTCGAGCGGGGCGAACGGCGGCGGCGACAGCAGCTCCACTGGGCAGAGCTGAGCACCGCACAGATCGCCTGGCTGGAGGCTGAGGCCAACCGCGACCGCAAGCGCCGCAGCAAGCCGTTCGAGCTGTTCGACTTCTGCTTC